GGTACAAAGAAATGTAGACCATCTTGAGCTTATCTTGGCTTATGAACCATCAGATGAAAATGATGAAACACCTGACGTAGTAGGAGACTCATCAGATAAGTCTAGCTATACAGATGCAATTGCTACAGGAAAGGCTTATATAGAAGATCATACTTAAAAAAGGAAAATAAAAATGGCAATATCATATGAATGGAATGTAAACACAGTAGACGTATACCCTACTGACGAAGGACACAGCGATGTGATTTATAATGTGCACTGGCGATTAAACGCCACTGATACTCAAGTAGATGCAGAGGGCAATCCCTATGTTGCTTCAGTCTATGGTACTCAAGCATTAGACACATCTGATTTATCAGACTTTACAGACTTTGACAGCGTAACTGCTGATCAAGTACAAGGTTGGGTCGAGAGTGCGATGGGTGAGGAAGAGGTGCAATCTTTAAAAGATAACCTTGATGCAAATATTGCAGGACAAATCAACCCAACAAGTGAAACCAAAACTTTAGTATCTTAATTTTATTTATTGAAATATTAAGATAGAATATAACTTTATTAACTAGCTTTTATAGGGAGCAAACTATGACTGAAGAGAAAAAAGAAATGACCAACGAAGAACCAATCATCCTTACATTTGATGATGTGCCTTACAGGGCATCTGATTTGAATGAGGAGCAATTGTCTTTAGCTATTGACTTAAATCAAATAGTTCCAGAGCTTAGACAATTAGAGCAAAGACACGCTAGGGTGATGAGAGAAAAGAATCATTTGGTTAATGACTTTAAACGTAGCTTGGAAGTGGAGACACCAGAAGATACACAAACAGAGGAATCTGAATAATGAGAAATATTACATTTATTTTAATTGGTTTATTTGCAACTTCATGTGCAACTGTTAATTCAGTGATTGAAGGTGGCAAAGACATTGCCATGACCACAGTTGATACAACTGTAAACACTGTTGGCTCTGTTTCAAGTGCAGCATTAAAAGATGTTAGTGGCGTTGTTAATACAGTGGCTGAAACTTACGAAGGCGTAATTGATACAGTCGTTGAAAATATTGATGAGCAAACTGACGAACTGCAAAACAAACCAGAGGAATCTAAATAATGGAATTATTACCTATTTTTAACACAATTATTATTGGCTTTCTTTTGTGGTTACACAAAGAAGATATTAAGAAATTCAAGAAATAATGCCTAATCCTAAGCCAACAGCAGCTACTGTACATACTGAGCTCGTCAGACATGAGACAGAATGTGCAGAGCGTTGGCGAACTAATTTTAAACAATTAGACAAATTAGAATCATCCATGAATAGCATGAAGTTTTGGCTTCTGGGTGGTCTTACAACAATAGTTGCATCACTTTTCACGATCATCGTGAGGGGTATGCTTTAAAAACAATCTATGATTGAAAAACTCATTAAGCCTGTTGGCGACATTCTGGATAAGTTTGTTGCTGATAAGGATTTAAAAATCAAATTAGCCCATGAGCTAGAAAAAGAGATTATCTCTCTTAATAAACTGCAAATTGAACTTAACAAAGAAGATGCCAAAGGACACTGGTTTCAATCTTCTTGGCGACCAGCAACAGCTTGGGTCTGTGTTGCAGGATTTGCAATTAACTTTTTAATTAGCCCACTTGCAGCTCCTTTTGGTATTGATATTCCTCAAGCTGACACATCCACCATGCTACCAGTGTTAATGGGAATGTTGGGTTTGGGTACTTTAAGATCATATGAGCGTGTTCAAGGTGTTGGCAAATAATGTACCTATATATGCATCAAGAAGATAAACATTTCGATAGAGAGCTTATTAGAAAAAGACTGATAGATTTTGAGGGCTTAGAACTCAAATTGTATTTTTGTAAAAGCAACAAGCCTACAATAGGCGTTGGGAGAAACTGCTTGGATAATGGCATCACAGAAGAAGAAGCCATGTATCTGCTTAACAATGACATCAGCACAGTCATCAAGAAACTAGACAAGCACTGGATAGCTTGGCGTAAGCTACCCATTACAGCACAATACGTTTGTATAGACCTAGTATTTAATATGGGCATCAATACATTCATGTCATTTAGAAAAACCAGAGCCTACATGGAAATGGGCGACTTTGAGAAGGCTGGAATCGAGTTGCTCGATAGCCAGTATGCAAAACAGGTGGGCAGACGTGCCCTTTTTAATTCGGAGCAACTGAAAAGCTGTAAGGAATGACCCAATGGCTAGTGCTAAATCTGTTGGGGATTTTGGCGAATATTTAGCAGCAGCATACTTGTCTCTGGTTGATGAGATAACGACAGTCCTTGTCGTACCTCATGGAGCTTCAGCAGATATCATCTTTGAATACAAACTTGAGCTGTATCGCTGCCAAGTTAAAACTGCAAGCAAGATAGAGAAAACCAGACAGAACTGGCGTTTTGATCTTAGGCGTGGGCTTCATGCTAAAAACAGAACTTACAAGCGTAACAGCATTGATCTATTCGCTCTAGTATCTCTAGGACATCAGAACGTGGTATTCATGCTGCCACAAACCAAAAACCAAATCACCATATCTGATGAGCATATGAAAAACAACGATGCTCTCAAAAACCTGCAAAATATTATCTCTGAAATTAATTGATTATATAACTTTACATTTATATTAATGTATAGTATAATGAGTTATTCATTAATAAAACAGGAGATAAAATGAAAGTATTAAAACAATTTTATGGTGAAGATAATTGGGAAGAAATATCTTTAGATGAAGCATTAGAATTATTACAAGGTGGTTATAAAAAAGAAACTATAATCCCTATGCTTAAAGATGGTGCTGTATTGCGAGGTTTTTCTTCATCTTTCAAATTATCAAAAGAGGAGATATAAATGGTAGGTAAGCTAACAAAAAACGATGAGCTATCAGCATCAACTGTAGCTAATGCAATGGGTGAAGGCAAATACAAATCTAGGCAACGTCAGTTGCAAGAGCATATCAAAGCCAAGCATGGTGAAGATATTAGTTTTGACCAGAACACAGCAATGGAGTTAGGAGACTTCTTTGAGGAGCATATCATTAGGTATGCAGCTAAGAAGCTTGGGCTGACGGATGTGCAGACTGAGTTTCCAGAAGCTTTCACTCATCCGTTCTATCCAGTCAATTGTTCTTTAGATGGAACTGCAATGGCGGATAACTTAGAAATTGAAACTGACCCTGCTAAGGGCATTTATGTGGTGAGCAACAATGAAGATTAATGGTAAAGGCATTATCGAGTGTAAATTAACCAAAGACTATCCAAAGGATTATCCTGAAGATTGGCGTGGTTGGATTCAATTAAAAACTCAAGTTGAAATCACTGGTTGTTCTTGGGGCGTTCTGGTGGTCTTTAGTCATATAGCTAATGAAATCAGATACTTCTTCTATGAACGTGATCCAGCTTTCAGTGAGCAGTTAAGGCTTTTAGCTGATGACTGGCAGAAAAGGGTTAAGACAGAAACTTACTTTAATCCTGAAACTTCTGATGATGCTTATGTGATGTTTGAAGATATCCCAGTGGCTGAAGATGTTCTGGAGATGGATGCTAGTTACACAACCATTATAGCCAGACATGAAAACATCAGTGCTGAGATTAAGCAGTTACAAAAAGAACAGGACTGCATACAAACTGCATTAATGGAAAAGATAGCCAATCATCAGAAGGCTGTTTGTGGCTCATATCAGCTTGACTGGGGCTACATTAATTATAAGGCTACACCTGAGAGGGTAACGCCTGCAAAGGAAGCCAGAAGCGTTAGACGAAAGCAGGTGAGGATTAAGGATCGAGGGGCAGCAGACTTGAAGGGAGCGTTATAAGGAGAGTTTTGCCACTGCCCAAAAATATTATAGAATAAACATGGAGAGTTTAGATATGAAAACGGAATTAAAAAATAAAAAAAATAAGTTGACAGAACGAACAACCACTCAGGCTATTTGGGTAGACTCAGAGATACATCAGTTGCTTAAGGAGCATCAGGTAATGTCTAGGAGCACAAGAAGTCTAGGTGAGTTGGCAGCTCCTTACATCAAGCTAGGCATTTGTGATGCTAGGAGTAATGACAAATGACTCAGTACACTGATCTTATAAAGCTACAAGCCTTAAAGAATGAGATTGATAAGTGGTCTCAGAAGATTAAGTCTCACTATATGCAAACCATGTATGGTGATGGTTACTATGAGATAGTTTTTAACGATGATTCCAGAGAGGTTATGTATAACGATGGTTCTGTTAAAAGAACTGAATCACCCCATGACTTTGAGCAGCTTGTTAGATTGTACGAGCAAGATCATGGTGAGCAGTGGTAAATTCCAGAAACAAAGGTGCAGCTTTTGAACGTACTATCGTTAAGCTGATTAATGACTTTTGTGAGAAACGTGGGTTTGATGAAACTGTTAAAAGGAATCTGGATCAATACCAGAACAAAGGCATGGCTGATATCTATTGGCGTAATTTTGCAATTGAGTGCAAGTGTTATGCAGGAAAAGGATCAACCTTTGCCCAAGAGAAATGGTGGGCTCAAGCTTGTGAAAGTGCTGGAAGCAAATTGATACCAGTCTTGATTTATAAATACAATCGCAACAAAGCTAGGTATGTATTACCAGCAGCTTTAATGTTTAAAGATGTGCCATTGAGCAATCAAAGCGTAATTGTGGGCTATGTTGATGACTTGTGTAATGACATTGATGTAATATTAAATCATGCACATAATATTTGATGACGATTTTGAAGAGTTTTGCTTTCGCAAGTATCAGAACTATCTGTTAGGAGCTGAAGCATTAGGGATCACCGATGTCGGTGATTTTTGGAGCTACAAGACTAGGAACATTGAAAGTCTTGAAGCAGAATATAACGAAGGTGCAGACAGAGTTTTGCACTGATTTAAAAAGGAGCGTGCTATGGATTTTTTTGAAGAAAATTCTGGTGAAGGAAATGGGTCAAATTCTTATCTTAAGTTTTTGGCAAAAGAAAAGGCGTGGTATATAGGAGAGAATGTCTATGACATGGAATACATCCTACTAGACCCTGATACTATCCAGACTGGTCTGGGCAGATATGCAGGTGGCTATGAGTTTGAATTCTCTGATATTCCATTTAGTAAAGTCGAAAACAAAGAAGGCTGGAAAAAGGCTTTTAGCGTTTGGGCTTTCACAAGCGATAAGCAAGTCGTGCAATGGGAACGAGCAGCATGGGGAGAGCTACAAGGCTTTAAATCCATGTGCGAGAAGTTCTGGATGCAAAAAGCAGCTAACGAAGGTCAGTTGCCTTGCTTTAGATACTTAGGCTGTAGAGGTGTTAAATTCGATTCTGGTTTCTCCAGCGAAGTACCTGAGTTTGAGTTTGTTGCTTGGAAACCAAGACCAGCAGAATTTGTTATTCCTGCTTGGGCTAGTGATGAGGATGTAGCAGCACCTGTTGCTGATAGTCCTGTTAAGAAAACAGAAATCTCTGAAGATGACATTCCTTTCTAGTGACAAACGAAGATTGGGCATCAATAGCTAAAGCTGTTGGCTTAGAATTACTTGGCGAACCAAAGTCTGAAACATCGACTGAGGTTCGCTGGGGTACTCATAAGTCATGGGCTTTGAATGTCGAGAAAGGACAATTTTATAGCTTTGAACTTAACGAAGGTGGTGGTACTATGTGGCTACTCAAGCACTTCGATCAAGATATAAACGAAACACTTAAACGATTTGGTTTTGGCGATGAGGGAGCAATGTCTGACGACATTCATTTTATCTCCCCCAAAAAAGAAGCACCTTCATCGCCAATCTCTGCTAAAGGGGGCATGACCAGAGATCAATTTGTCGAACTCTGGTTACAGGCAAGCATCAAGTTAAAATACTCTGATGACTTTGCAGTGCTGAGATTCCCAGAGGGACATCCTAGAAG